TTAACAACCAATCATTACTCATGATTTTTACAAAAAGAGTACAAAATTATTCATTTATCAATAAATCTAATGCAAATTAGTAAAGTTACGCAAGCAGAGCTTGACAGTATCCTTGACAAAGAGAAAATTCAGGTAGTTTCCGATAGCTTAGAGACACTGCGCTTAGGTAAGTTACCAACTCCTAGGACACCTTTTTATAAAGATGTTCCTCAAGAAGAAGTGTTCAGCAATTGGATATCTATACTTAACCGCCAGGACCCGAAATTTAAAAGATTAGTAGATTACGATATTTCAAGAATGGAAAAGACAGGTCCCCAAGGAGGTTATCCCCCCCTTTCTGAGAGGATGGAAGAACTTGAGAATTATTACAAGAATCCTCGGAATCTCAATTTAACAAGCGAAGAATATGACAGAATCGTGAATAAGTTACGTAATTTCTTGTTTGGAAGCGAGAAAAATAAACGCCCACAAGCATATGAGAGCGTAGTTAAACGTGACGTAGAGGAGGAGAAGTTAAACACCAATTCAGGGCTTCCTCTTTACGGCAAACGCAGCGAGCCTTTTATTCAGAGAAATGCAGTTGCACTCGCTAAGTCCGGATCTTGGAAAACATTACCGGCTATACTGGGAAGTAGATCGCAAAGAGGTAAGTGGAGATTCATATACATGTTTCCTTTCGCGGTGAATTTAGTTGAAAAGTCATTCTTGTTACCACTGATGGATATTATACGTTCCAGAAATGTCTTGAGTTTTAGTGCTTGGGAAGGATTTGATAAGGTAGAAATGGCCATGGACAAACAGAACTTTTTCCAGACTCAGACGATTGTCTCGATGGATTATACGAAAATGGATACTTATTGTGGTGAGGCTTTCATGAATCTCGTCTATGACGTTATCTCACCTGTATTCCAGGACTCATACCGTCCCCTCCTTCGAGAATCGCTTCTATATGCTTGTAACATAGAAGTTTTAATTGGTATAGATAAAAAGGTATCTGGCACTCACGGGCTGGCCAGTGGTTCAGGATGGACTAATTTCACAGAATCTATATTTTCGCAAGGAGTTAGATTCTTAATTGAAGAGAGATTAGGCATTCCTCTTGTCGGAGATCAAGGGCTTGGCGACGATGGCGCATTTAGCTTGAACCAGAAAGTTAATAATGTATCTGAATATATCGTTGATGCAGCTAGAGATTGTGGCTTAGAAGCGAGCGACAAGAAACAGCGTGTAGACGGCGAAACGTGTACGTACCTGCAAAGGTTCTTCGACAAAAACATTATGATAGAAGGATCAAATATCGTGGCAGGTAGCTATCCCAGTATATTAGCGTTAAATACTGCGATTAACCCAGAAAGGTTTCACGACCCAAGAAAATGGAATGAAAGTATGGAAATACTAAGGTGGATAATGATTCTAGAAAACTGTAACCACAGTCCCTACTTTAAACAGTTGATAGAATATTTTATAGAGGGAGATAAATTCAAACTTGGAATAGAAATCCCAGGCTTCTTTAAACGTGGCATTGTCAACGCCTATAAGGAGGCTAAGCTAATTAAAGGCTTTGTACCATCGTACAATCAATCAAGTATCGACAGAGGAATCTTAGATTTCGATGTTGTCAAGTATTTGATAGCCAGACCTCGCTAAGTCTTAGCTGGAAGAAATT